TGAGACTTCGCCAATCGCGAGGTGGATAGGAATTCAATCGATTCTTATAGAATCGATGGACCCTTTTCGAAACGACGGATAAGCTCGGGACACTTACTTCAGTGTCTTGGCTTTTCCTAAATAGGACCTCGTTTCGAAATCCACTTTCGACGTGATCTAGGATTTCCTTAATAGGAAACCACAGTAATCCCGTCTTTTCTTTTAAAAGGTCTTTGATTCTGTCATAAGATCCCCAGTCACCGACTTCCAAAGGAATGTCAAACTGGAGACCAATTTCTATGACGTCGACCCAACAGGGTCGATCCCATAGATTTATGTCAGAACTAAGTTCGAGATCGTGTTCGCCTCTAACCTTACGGTTAGATGCGAATACTTGAGAGGTCCAGTGTTCAAATAGAACACTGGTCTCCTTCTCTACCTCATCCTCAGGACTAACAAACCAATAACTTCCGAGAGTTCGGAAGGAAAGGATGTAGTCGATATTCCTGTTCTCACTAATGAGAGAAGAAATACCTTTGAGGTAAAAAGGACGCGTATGGCGAAGTCCTTTGTCTGTCGGGTGGCTAAAGCCCAGACCACCAAACTCTACGGGAACGTAGAGTGGGAGGTCTAGTGCTTTAGCCCTTTCTGAGATTCGGTAGTTCGAATACAATGAGTATAAACGGGCTGATCTCCGTACCCGCTCTCCCCAACCTTCTTCACTTAGAGGAAGATTGATAGAGAGGGTAGAGGAGGTCATGGCTGAACCCCGACTAGTGTGGGAAAGCTTTTCTCTCTTTCCCCGCTTCTGCGGAGCACGAGAGGAAAGGTTCTTTGAAACAAGAGACTTAACAAATGGAACTTCTATTTGTACAAGTCTTTCCTTTCCCTCTAACACCATCTTCACCCACTTCTGTTCAGTATATTGAACAACTGAAGGTGAAATGATGTCCGTTCCTGAAGATAACTCATAACCTGATTTCCTAACGGAAATCCGGAACATGAGGCTTGATTCGATTGAGTTTCCAGAGGAAGCCGAATCGTCCCCACAAACCGTCAATTTCCATTGACGGATTGAGGGCAAGCTATCTTTCACCATATCTCGAGAATTTTTTCTATGAAAAAGTTGACCGAGACAAAGGATAACCCAAGAATGGGGTTGTCCCATTGGTAC